AATATTAACACCACCTACATCTACTGGCAGATTATGCTTTGACCCGTTTTGAGGATCTGTGAACTCAAATGTAGTAACATCATTCGCTCCACCTGTTCCACCTGTTCCACCTGTTCCACCTGTTCCATCATCTACGTTAAAGAACTGCTTTAAAATACTGTTATTCATTGTCGCCTCCCAGCGTATTTTCGTTTTTCGAGTCAAGCTCGTTTCCTTCCAAGTCATTGACATTGATAGGCTCTACAGGCTTCTGGTTTTCGATTTCCGTTGTTAATTTTTTAATTGATTCGGGGGATAATTCACGGAAAATCTTTGAGACAATCTCTTTTGCTGCTTCTTTCTGTACTGAAGCGTAAGGCATTGAGAAAGCCTCCCATAATCTGCTTAACTGTATATCTATATCCTCTGACTGAAATTTCTTAGTATATGTTATTTCAAATGTTGCGTCTATAGTCCCTTCCCATAATGCAGCAAATTCAAATATCTTTAATTCAACTGACTGAAGCTGTTCAGCACCGAGTCGAAGGATTGCTTCGCATTTCTCAAATTCAAGGGACTTTGCCTTTCCTGACTGCACAAACTGCTTATCATGGTCTTTATCGAGACCAATTTTAGAGAGGATTTCTTTAATATCTCTCATAACTATAGTGCTGTATTGTTCAACGCTCTGTATGTCTGGACCATCAAAGAAAGGCTTTTGCGATAATGTGCCATTGTAAGGGCATACTGTTATGCTTCCTATTCCTGTTGCCATAAGCTGTTTTGGGATATCATTCATATCCTCTATAGGATAAAACAACGCCTTGAAGCTGGCATCTGTTACCATGTTAGTTTCACAGCTTACCATGTTATAAATTGCCCTGCTTAATAGTGCGATATCCTCGAAGGGACTTTCTGTTATATAGTCTTCGTCAACATCACGCCAATTAGAGAATACAAAAGGCACTTTACCGAGGTTATGCAGTACCGGCTCATCCTCTGTGTACTGAAGCTTTCCCTTTGCATCTTTAGAGCGATGATAATCTGTATATTCTGTCTTTGTCCATAATCTGTAAGTTTCTTTAATCACAGGATCTGCCAAAACATCGCTATTGTCAACTACTGTATTATCAAGCAATATCCAATCTAATTCCATACCTTCACCAATGTGAAAGTCTCTTATGTGCCAAGGGTAGTATATTACACAATATGGGTCAAGCCCTGCGGCCCGTCTGTCTGCCTGAGTCTTTATTTTTGCCGGATCGAATGCAGGAGAATCCACTAGCACACCGCAAGTGTAAAGCAATGACTGAATAGATAAGTTTTGTATGAAGGCATTGAGGCTTTTCTGCTTGCTTGCTTTCTCTATGAGATACTTAAAACTGTCGGGGATTTCCCTTTCAACGTTTTCAGCGTAAAGAAACCCTGCGAGCATATCTGCGAGAGGCTGTACATAATTGTAATATTTAGAGCCATCCTTCCGCTTATCAAAGTCGGCTTGTGACTCCCTGCTATGCTGAATTAAGTGATCCGCTGCAATAAAATTGACACCGCCAGAATAACAGTCAGATTCCAGTTTCCAGATATCTGTTTTTTCTGCTATTCTGGGATGTCTACGTGAAAAAATTATTGAGAGAGCTTCTTGTTCCATGGGAACGAATATATATACTACATATATGTGCTGTCAATTCATTTATGCAAATAGCACCTTTTTTTTATCGAATTATCATCCCATGGGCGCTATTTGACTGTTTTTGTGACAATTGTTCCAATACATCGTTAAAACTCTGTACCTTTTTCTCTATCTGCTTTTCAGGGGTCTGCAATCCTTCAGCTGTGATTTCAACAAATTCAAACTTCTTTTTAGAGAGGTCTCTTACTGAATATCTGAGGGAATCGACACAATGATTGAACTTGTCAACGATAATCGGAAGTATATCACCTGTAATTTTATCAACTTTATATTTATACATCTTAAATTCGTCTCTTGTATGGACACACCTTTCATGAATGACTATTTCCTTGAATGATTTGATAAAAGCAATACCATCTTTAATTGATCCCTTCGAGGCATTAGCCCCTTTTATATTAAATCCCTGCTTTTTCACATAACTTATCGTGTCTGGTCTTGAAGGGTCGGCATTAACCCTAAATTCTCTTGATTGAGGTATTGAGTCAAAAAGCTCTGCCAATTCGTCAAGCTCAACCCCTATCCCGTAAGCCTCATAATCAATATACAATATCCTTTTGTCCCAGTCTATGAAGCATCTAACCATACAAGCAGGATCCTTAGCAAAGCCCCAGTCACAACCGTAATAAAATGTAGTTCCTTCAGGAGCTTCAAAGCTGTCAACACGCCATTTGCCATGAAATATTTGAGCTTCGCTTATTGTTAGTGGGTTGCCCTCCCATACATGGAGGTATTTATCTGTATCGTTGGCTTTATCCCATTCCATTTCTTTTCTTAGGACATCAGGGAAGAAAGGGTTGTCCCAGTAGTTAATAAATGTCTTCAGTACATCATCACGCTCTGTCAGAAAGAAATTCTTATGTACAGGGTCATTGTCATCTTCAGGGTTGTAGGTTATGAAAAATTGGCTGCCTTCTTTCCGGACTGTTGGAATCAATATATCCAAAGAATACTGCCTGACTCCATTAGCTTCTTCAAGCCAACAAATATCCATGCCTTCAGTTGACTTAATTTCAGCTATATTCATGTGCAAGCCTTTGAATATAAACTTAGTGCCATTTTGTCCGGTTATTGAGTCCTTTTGAACCTTATAGAAAGAGCTTAACCCTCTTCTTTCAATCGTATCAGATAATAACTTGTGAACAGAATCCTTGATTGAGTTCTGTATCTCACGTGTACACAGTATTAACAGGGGTTCTTGATAGCCTCTAATTACCAGAATATCTGCCACACCCCAAGACTTAGCACCACCACGACCACCGGCTAATACATTATATCTGTACTTGCTATTGACGAAAGGTATTAGTTTTGATGGGAGTTTAATCCTTAGATCCGGTTCCTGCATCTTCCACCACTATTGTTATAGGTAACTCACTTGTAAGCTTAATCTTTGTCTCTGAGTTACCCATTAACCGGTCGATTTCTCTCTGAGCCGTGAGTGATCCTTTATAGTCTTTATCAAAATACATCCTCTTGTATAAATCTTCATACCTTAATCTTGCCAGATTCATTTCATCAGCTTTCAATTCATCAGAGAATGTCTTCATATCTTTACGTGCTTGAGTTATGTAGTAGCCTATTGCTCTTTCGCTAACATCCCAGCCACTTTCTGAAGCAAGATGTAATATATCTGAATGATTAGCACCAGATAAGAGCATATTAAACACTTTTCTAACTCTTTTGTTCACTTCTGCACCTGTGCTCTTCTTTCCCATCACTCCCTCTTTATAAATTAAACTTATGTTCGTAAATATCAAATAAAATTGTGCTTTTCAAAAACTTCTCATTTAACGGCTTTCTTATGTTTTCCATGAATCTTGCTTTTTCTCTATTGTTAGGGAATACAAAGGAAACAGTATAGTCTATATCGTTTAACGAATAATCCCCACTTTCCGCATTAGCTTCTTTCTTGCTTTCCCTGTCCTTCTTTTTTATCTCTCTGAATTTATCTTTTGTAGCTTCGTCAATCTCTTCGCTAACTGTTTCTTTGCCTTCAGCAACTCCCAGTAAAACGTCTATATCAGATTGGTCAAATCCTGCATCAATTACAAAATCTATTTCCGGACATAATTCAGCGATTCCTTCAAGGAGGAAAGGATCGTATTCCCCTTGTGCTGATACGTTATTCAAAAATAGATTTCCTGAAATTTCTGTCTTTTCGTCAACATCAATCATTGACACGGTTATATCATAATCATTTTTTCTTAAAACTGTGTCCATGCAGGAAAGCCTTTGATGCCCTGACACAAGAGTCATGTTTCTCTTATTGACGATTAAAGGACTCCATAAGCCGTTGGTCTTTAAAAACTTAACAAGCTTTTTCCTCGAGTTCTCTTTTATGACTCTAGGATTGTAATCAGCTTCTTGTATATCAGATCTATTGACAACT